TTCCCTTTGTATGTTTTCTTTAAAACGTCGTCGGCGAGTGCTAGGCTGTCTGAAACGCCGACGACGTTTAAAGGGATTTTTCTCAGAGGATCTTATTCACTCTCTTCGGCATCGTAGCCATAAAGCTGGAACTTACTGATGCGCTCGTCGTCGCCAACCATGCGGCTCATCCATACACCCAATGTAGCCAGCAAGTCCCGCCGAGCGGCGCGCCTCAGCATGTCCAACTTTCTCTTCCCAATCAGGTTCACAATGCAGTCGGCGGCTTGGAACTTCCCTAGGAGGGAGTCTACCTTGGCGCGATATGACGAGGAATATAAGTCGCTTACGTACGTCCTGATCACTACATCTGCCTTGGCCAACCCCTCTCCGAGTTCTTCCCAGTCCACCAACCCCGCCTTCTGAATCATCGACAGAAGCCAGGGGTTGCTCGCCTTCTGCTTTGCCACCTCGATGCAAGCTGACCGTGTCCGCATGACGAGTATCCTTGGCCCTACTGCCCGAAATTGTCCCGGATCGCGAAGCCAGTCCATCACAGGAAGATCGATCATCGGACAGTTTATCAACGCCTCGGTCACTGGAATCAAGTCGCTTGCCCCCAGTCCTATCATCTTCAGCGTGGCAATCCCATACGCTGTAGCCGGTCCAGAAACGTTCGAGTTCAACCCGAGTGCTCCAACCATCCCCATCCCTCCGAGGCACATGGGCGTGACTCCCCATAGACCGCAGGTGAGATCCGAAAGTTGTCCGAAGCAACCGAACGACATCCTCTCCGCGGCTAAGTAGGTGTAGAAGTGGTACATCCATACTCCCCAATCGGCTGGCCCTGAGTTCTCGGCGACTCCCGCGGCGATCGAGTAATAGTTCGTGGACATTGAGCCCAAGGTTTCGACCTTAATGGGATCCAATCCTGCAAACCCGTACGCTGCCTTGAGACCTTGCCGAAGCGTCTCACCTCTCCGCCAGCGCTCGTTGAGGAACACGAGGTAGCAGTCCGATTCGATGTTCTTGTCATCAGACTCGTTCCAGGAGAGGCTTGAGTACACCCGCGAGCGAAGCGTCCGATAGGAGTCCACGTTCTTCTTCCTCTCCTCGGCAGTGCTACCACGTATGAAGTTGCCCACACCAGCGTCGTCGACGAAGACCGCATCTACCCCTCCCTGTTCGACGTAATCGGCCTGCTCGGCTAGCATCCTGATGTAGGCTCTCACGGTGACGTGCCTCAGAGTGTTGACCTTGGCTGTCATCCCTTCGAAGTTCGAACCATCGTTGGTGAACGAGATCAGCCTCCCGTAGCAGCGCGAGTGAATCTTGGCGCGCGTCATCGGGTAGTAGAGGTCAGCCAGCTCGGGGATACCAAAGTCTTCCGCTAAGTCCTTAGCCCGATCTACATGGTACCTCTCATCCATCCCCGGCGAGTACTTCTCCATGTCGGTAGACTCCAGCAAAGGATAGCAGTCCGCGCGTTCTAGACCTTTCCATGCGCACATCTGTACGTCGTGTATCTTCTGGTCTATACGACTCCCGAGCGTATTGCCGTCTGCTTCTGCCAGCTCCTGCTCTTGATGACGCTCGATTACGGACCCCAGGAGACGGTAGTCGATGGGCGCGGAGAAGAACATCCTCCCTGCATCTTTCTTGTGCTCCAACCTGTACCCGGTCATGACCTGCTTGGGCAGCGTACGAAGACCCGCGATGATTTCTGGAATCGACTTCGGCGTGGTATTCTGCAGAGCGTACAAGAGCATCTTGGTCTCCTCCTTGGGAGCTCGACGTAGGCTGGCCTCGGACTCAAGGTGGGCGGGGTCCCTTGGACAACAGGTCTTGTCGTTGCAGGCCATCAGAATCGCTTCCTCGGAGGTATACAGGGACAAGACTCCTGTGAGGTCGACGTCACCGGAGTCGACATACTGGTGTCTGGGTATACCGTGCGTAGAGTATCCCTTGTGCCAAGACTTCAGCGCCACCCCCTGCCTGATCGACCCAGGATAGAGCACGGACCCAAGAACCGCCTTCACCCTCTTGATATGACACCAACGCTCGTACAGGCGAAAGTCCTGATAGATCTGCTCCTCTGGGCTCCCGGGTTCACCTCCAGTCCTATTCCGCCTCGCGTATAGAGCCTTCTGCTCGTGCAGCGCGATTAAGGGACAGTACATCGGGAACAGGGCCATCTTCTTCTGATCGGCGAGGTCGCAGCACACCCGCTCGGGGAGAGTCAGGAGCCTCTTCACCAGATCGCTCCAGCCCGGATCCCATCCCTCGAGCTTGGCCTCCACCTTCCTTGCGATTCGCTCGGAATTGTCGATCCATGCTTTACCCGCGAGGCAGCCGTCGATCGTATCCACCAGTAAAGACAGGGTTGGACCAATTCTCTTCGCCTCGCGCCATCCCCTACATCCTCCTGCGTGTAGCTGCCGGAGCCATCGATCCATCGCGGATACGGCATCCCGGATCCTCTTGTCCACGACTGGCCCCAGCCCACCCCCCTCTGCGATACTCGCACGCCAATACGAGGCGAAGAGCGCACGCTCTCAAGAAGCCTACGTA